AAGTCAGCAGAAGGATCAAAATATTCCTGTCCTTGACCAACTAGTCCCTGAATACCTGTAAAGGCTTGTTCTTGTTCAGGAGAAAACTCAGCAATCTGTGGGCCTTCAAAAGGAATATATCCTTCACTCTCACGCTTCTCTTGAATAGCTTGAGATTTACCTAAGACATCTTGAATAAAAGGTTTAAGTTCAGCAGGAAATTCAGATGTCTGTGACACTGATGTATTAGTAGGAGGGGGAGGAGGTGGACTACCACCACCGAATTGAATAAGACCAGTATTAGGATTGACTGTGCCTGACCCACCCATATCACGAAGAACAACCATCTCTGCCTTATTGACATGAGCAAGTTCAGTGTCTCCCTCGATACCCTTACCTGCTAGGTCTTCATACAGAGCATTATACAGACAGATTTTCTCTGTTACTGAAAGTTCAGCAATAATATGTTTAGTTTCAATCTTAGACTCAATCATTATATTCTACTTCCTTTGTAACAACAGTGTTGTATTTTTTAAACCCTATTTTTTGTATCAGTTTAAACCAACCATCTCTGGCATAGCCTTCTATTCGTTTACAATTATTTTCTCTAGCATATTGTAAAATAGGAGAATCTTTTTCCCAAGACTTGAAAAACCATTTATTTATTGTATGTGGTTTAGCTCCTACTAAAGATATTAATAAAAGTTTATACTGAGGATGATGTACTATCTGTGTTATCATTATTCCTAGTATACCATCTTCTTTATTTGTAGCTACCCATAATACTATTTGACCATGTATTAAACTATTATAAACATCTTCTAAATTTCTTTCACCAAGCGATTTATCTAGAGGTTTTTGAACTAAGTCTTTAACATAAGGCCAAGTTACCTCTATTGCATTACTATTAATTTTTATTAATTCCATTATGCCACTAAGTTTGCTAGTCCTCTTTCCTCAAAGCCTTCGATCTGTTTACCAGAACCATGCGCTTGTTTTCTTACATCTACCATAAACTGATCTAGTTTAGCTGCACCTGCATTAGAAGAACCATCTCCAATATAAGAGACAACATCTGATGCAAGCACATATTCATCAGGAGAGAGCATAGCCATATCAATTTCTTCACTATCTACCTTAAAGGGTACTTCATCTGACTGACCATCACCATTACCAACTACTTGTCCCTCAAAGTATCCTTGTTCCTGTGAAGGCATTCCTCCCTCATTATAACCTATAAAACCACCCGCATTATAACCTAAAAGACCACCCTGAGCAAACCCTCCTGAAGCACCCATATTAACTTGTGCACCCTGATTCACGGCTGGTGTTTGGGGTATAGCTCCACTAGGCGTTGTTGTAGGATAACCTATTCCTTGAGATTGTAAATAATTACCTGCTCCACCTATTAGTCCTAATAAAGCACTTTGTCCTTTTAGAGAACTAGCTGTTTTTTGTTGCTGTAGTTGTTCTTCCATATCCATGTTTTTCTTAAACGCTATAGATTGGTCAGGAAGAGGCTGAATACCTTGTGGCTGTAGTTGTCCCATTCCCGGCATAGGCATAGGCATAGACTGTTGCATAGGCTGTTGCTGTTGCATAGGTTGTACAGCTATATTAATTGGTACGGGCTGTTGCTGTTGCATAGGCTGTGCAAGCATAGCTGACATAGATGATGGTGCCTGTGGAGTAGCCATACCACCCTGCTGTAATCCTACTATACCACCCTCTGCTACATTACGTACATAAGTATATGGATTAAAGTAATTTGAACTACCACCTTCCAATGCTCTTCTCCTTAATTCTGCTTGACTAGCTACGGGTCTTTTTACCTCACCACCCACTAAAGTATAATCTCCAAATCCTAAGTCTGCTGGTGGGCGATCCTCTGGATCTTCATATTCGTAAGGGTCATTAAAAGCTCCTGTAACTGCTCCTGCAGCAAGTGGTGCATAAGTTAGTGGATCACTAAGTTTTTGTTTAGCTAAATCCATTGTAGTTGCTGTTGATGGAGTAACACCCATTTCTAATAGTTGGCTAGGATTGTATATTTGTCCCTTAACTACTGGTGAAGATACTTCAAAACCCAATAATGTTTTAGGTGCTACATCTGCAGTTCCTATCATTGATCCTGCTGGTGCTTGTAAAATTTGATCAGGACTAATTCCTGTAGGTAAAGCGTCATAACCAAAACCTCCATATTCACCTACTCCTGATAAAGCATCAAAACCTCCATAAACTTCCCCTGCCTGACCAGCTAATCCTTTAGTAGCTGCAGGAATAGAAGCTTCAGCAGTGGCTGTTGGAACAAAATCTGCAGTAGATTGCAAACCACCAGCAATATCTCCTGCACCCATTAATGAACCTATGCCAAACGACATAGCCCCTGACATAACTCCACTTAATGCAGCGTCTTCAAAGCTTTGACCAGCTAGTAAACCACCGGTTGTAGTACCTAAACCTGCTCCTAATGCTGCACCACCAAGACCGCCTAAAGCACTTGCTCCTAAAGCAGTACCTATACCGGGAAGAAGGAATGATCCAGCTATACCACCTATAATAGGTAGTAATGCTTTCATATTAAAAGCTTCAGGCAAGCCTGTATCTGGATTAATAGTTAGCTGACCCAGTGAGGCTAGTCCTTGTACTTCTCCCGGTGTCATATGAACTAGAGTTGTATCACCATACCTACCACGATCTGCTAGTTGACCAGCTTCTTCTTGCATAGGATATTGCATCGAAGGCATACCACCCTCATTCATAGCAATAGGACTATTAACCTGTGGAATACCTGTATAAGGATTAGGTGCAGTAGGAACACTATTTAAGTAACCATTAGGTACGTAAGCAAGCTGAGTATTAGGATTACGATCACGCATATTCATAATATTAGCTAGTCCACTATAGGGTGCGTTACTATTAATCATTACTTAGTTCCTTGTCTTGGATTCATATAGTGTGACTGTGGTTTAGTCATGTCTGCATGGAATGTACTGGTATCATTTCTTTGTTTATTATACAACGCATCCTTAGAATATGCCATACCTTCAGTAGTTCTTGCTCCAAAATAATCTGATTGAGGAGCAACACCATTATTTACATTCTCAATAAAAGTACTATTATAGATTAAGTCCATCATAATTTTATAATCATTTTGCATTTTAATTTAAGTCCACCCAACCTGTTCCTGAGACATAACCTTTATATTTCTGTACTTTAGTAGCATAAACAATAAAACCTTCTTCAGGTCTACCAATCGTTCCTACACTTACAACAGTTCTAACTCGTGTAGCAGGGGCTACTTCTACTTCAAAGTCCCGCTGTTCGAGCAGGAATTTCATTTCTGAAGCATAACGAATAAGATCATTATAAAGCTGTTGACTAGTTACCATCTCTAAGTTAGCATAGTATGGTAACTCAGGATAAAGTTTATTAGCCATTTTTAACGACCACCATCAGGCTGAATACCCATACGAACACTCCCCCAACGCCAGCTAGTGCCTGATTCGGTAGAAGAAACTCTTACAGATGCTTGTCTACCTCTCGCTCTCATATCAATCTTTTGAGTACCTGCGTTAATAGTAAATGGTCCTTTAGTAATTGTTGGTCCGTTAGGATATTGTTTAGTGTCAATAGTAAAAGTAATAGCACCACCATCAATAGTATAGTCAGGAATAATACGATCAATAAACATTAATTGATCCCCATCTTCAATATCAAAGTCTGCTGACTCAAGATAAGAAGCTAGAGCTTCACCATCTCCAGTATAGACACCATTAGGCTCATTATCCCAATAGTAATTATTATCAGTAGTATCTATGCCTGTAGTAAGGGTGTTAGAAAATACAACTCTATCTTCAAAAGTATTAAAGAAACCTGTACCAAATACCCAATTATTTTCTACTGTATTATAAATTACATAACGATCAGGTTCTAAGGAATTAGTAGAAGGATATAACCAAATTACTTCATGAAACTCTGAGTTAGTCCCTGCATAAACTTTATCACCCTGAGTCATATTAAAGCTATCATAAATATGACGACGAACAGTACAATCAAGTTTTTGTACTCTACCATTAAAGGCAAAGAAGTCATTTATACCCATCCAATAGGTAACGCCTTCTAGTGCAACAGCAGCATGAGGACCAATAAGACCAGCATTATTGCCTAACAGTGTGTTATTAAAGATAAAGGGAGGACCAACATAGTTTAGAGCGTACATAGCACGATCAGTCCAAATATGAATAGCATTACGTGAGCGAACACCTCCTACAATCTCCGTACCATCTACTAATTGTATTTCACCTGCTGTAGTAGAAATACTTGGTTGCCAATTAGCATAGTTTTCTTGATCAGACCAGCGAACAAGAAGAGGATTAAATATAGATGTAGCAGTTTCATTAGCTCCTAAAGCAATAACATGTCTGTCATTAGGAGAAACAACAATGCTATTAATCTTAGTTGGACTAGTGCTGACAATAGTTGCTCTTGTAGGAGATGTACTAGCATCAGCATCCCAATGAAGTAGTTGTGAACCCCTGCGTACAGCTAGTAAATCTTCACCCCAAGTATCCATTGACCATTGATTAGCTGCGAAAATAATATTGGAGCTTTCGGCTGCTTCATCCCAAGCACGTTCACCTGTTATAGAAACACCAGCATTATAAATACCAGCACCATAACCTAGACCTTGAATACTATCTGTCTGTTGTGTATTTAGTAAGAAGTTAGCTGTTGCTACACCTATATCCGTTAGATTAGAATCTGCATTATAATTAACAGTAAAGGCAAAGTTATGTATACCTGACTTACCTGTAACTGCATAAGTAGGTCCACCAAAAGCTGTGACTGCAAAATCAGTTCCTTCAGAAAAACCGGGTATAGATGTATTAGTAAAATTAATCCAATCACCAACACTAACACCATGATTAGTCAGGCTTACAGAAACAATAGGAGAACCAGACTGAACATTCATTACACTTGTAAGTGTAGCTATGGATGTAATTGGTGTTACATCATAATTAAAACTATTATAAAGAATATAAAGACGTTGCTCTGTACCTGTAGCCAATAACTTTTGTGTGTCATTTGAAATCCAAGAAATTAAATCTCTTGAAGTACCTATAAGAGGTGTAGAAAAATGCTTTTGATATCCTCTTAAATTCTCTGGTTTTCCTTCTCTGAAACGAACTCGGTCACCATCATACCACTTACCTTCCTCTGAGTACTGAGTAGACTCACGGTGAAAACCGGGTTTAAAGTTAAGTTTAGATAGACGAGAAGAAGAACTAGCCATTATTAAGTCTTAATAATATAGTTAAGGATAAATGTTGGCTGGACGTTATTATGAGCATTGTCACTACCTTCGCTTCCACTGTTGGCTGGTGATGTACCAGAACCACTGAAGTACGCCGGCCCACCGGATGACCCACCGCCACCGTCGCCGGTAACACCATGGCGATGCGCTGCTAGTTGAGCAGTTGTTAGTGTATGTGTTTCAAGACCACCAGAATCCCCTAAAGTATCTCCATTAACACCACCAGACTGATCTGTAAGCCTGTTAGCACTTGTCCCACCCATATCATCTTTACCAGCAACAGCCCTTCCACGAAGATCAGGAAGTGCAAATGTGGTAGCACCATCACCTACGCCGTATGTGGTTCCAATTGCTGTAAATAGATCACTATAAGTAGTACGATTAACATCTTGACCATAGCAAAACAAATAATTAGAAGGTTCTGTGGTGCCTCCATAAGGAAATATTGCACCTGATGGTACTTCACTAATACCTGTTATATTACTACCTCCACCATAATATTCTGTAGCTGATACATTACCTGTAAATGTAGCGCCACCACCTTGTATTTGCGTTACATCTAATATAGATGTTGTGATACTTGTAGCTGTAAGAGTATTAGCTGTGAAAGAGGCTACTGAGGTAGGAGTATCTATTCTATAAATAGATGTACCATTACAAGCTACAAAAGTATTTACACCCTGTGAAAGAGTTAAAGCAGTTCCTCCTACTGTTTTCATCTGTACTGCAAATGATCCTGTAGTATTCTCTCTAACAAAGTAAGTCTTTTCTTCAGCAGGAACAGTAATTGTTACATTAGCTGTTAGAGTACCTGCAAATTCTAAAGCAGCATTACGAGACTGATCAGTAGAACCTTGGTTATCTGTAAGAGTAATGCCTGTGCTACTCACAGATACAATTTCATAACCAGCTATAGCATCATCTATAAGGTCAATAACATTAATATTTAAAATAGCTCCCCAACTATTAGGATTTTCTCCATCAGTTTGTTTTTCTAAACCCAGTCTATCTGTATATGTACTTGCCATTAACTTATCTTTCCTTTGTCTTCTTTTCTACACTCTGATGATAAAATTTCTACAGGAGGTGGTGAATTAGTTATAATAATATTAATATTTTTTTCGTATAGTAAACAATTATCTAAAGTAATAAATGGTCCTGTCATAGATTGCTCTATTACAGGAGCGCCTGTTGGTAGCAAAGATATTATTATTATTGATAAGTAATAATACATTATTCTACCAAACTAGGCCAATCATACAGAATACCCGTCTTATTTCCGTCGCCATCCCACACAACAAACAACGCTGCAACCGCATCTGTGTCAGCAGCAGCGGCGATGGCAGCTTCCATCTCAGTTGCCTTGGTGCGGATTGCATTGCGCCATGTCTGGATATTAACTGGTACGGCTACCGTAGTGTCAACAAAACGCACTAATGCCCAGTCGGTCTGAGACAACAGAGAACCCTGCTGTGACCGCACTTCCTCAATCAGGCTGGACTTAACTCCCTTAGTAACAACCTGAACACCGTCGTCATCAAGCAGGGGATCGCCGTTTTCGTCTACTTCATTGACATCTTCAACAGACCTAGCAGTGGATGTTATTGTGCCATCGTCATTCTGAGACCACCAGTACAGCCTACTGTCGGGAGGTGATTCCTGCACGATCTCAACAAGACCATGATCGGCCTTCTCTTGAACGCTCCAGACGTACCAGTTACCGGGATGCTGAGTTCCCTGTTCGTCTGTCCAGCCTTTTCCGGGGTGGACGTTTGTATTGGTCGGCGTGTGTCTCCACATATCGTATGCTCCTTATCGGGCTGTTGCTGGCGCAGTGTTTGCACCGCCAAATGGGTTTTCGGCGAAGGCCATATATACGTATGTGCCGCCTGATGCGTTTACATTTGCGTCTGTTGTGCGAGCTTTGAACCCGTTCGAGAGTAGATCGAGATAATCTGTGGTGGTTTCTGCCGCCGTCGCATTGGGAACAAGGACATCGTTGTCAACATTGTAGCCCTCGCGCTTGTTATCAAAAATTGACCACTGGCTGACGGCATCGGTACGCTTCACCAGCACATAAGCAGGCTTAAATCCTGTGGAGATAAACGGACCATTGGCAGAGCCATTGCCGGTGTACACGCCCATCTTGCTGAAACCTTCTACGTCTGCGAAGCAGTAGGCAACGTAATTCTCGCTACTAGTATTCACCTCTACAGCATTTCCCAGACTAAATACTGAGCTTGTTGGTGCGGTGTCGTTCCAGCGATTAACATTATCTACGGTTGCTGCGGTAGTATTTAGCACGAGATAATCTGTTTCTGGTGCGGCGGTGTTACCGCTATGGTAAACCTGCCATGCGTCGGCCTGATCTCTGTTTTTCACAATTATCATATTTGGGACAACGCCAAGTCCATGACCAATGGTTGCTCCCGACGTTCCGTTTCCTACATAGGTAACTAGACTAAACCCAGCCGTTGTGTTCGCAGATGTGGCAGTCGTGTTTATAGTCCCGTCAGTATTGCTACTACCTGCACCGTTGGCTTTCCAGAACCATGCCACATAGGTGGCGGCATTCCAGTTCAACCATGAGAAATTTACGGTCCCGACTGCGGCAGTAAACCCACCAGAGTCAAACGATGTAACATCAGCGCCAGCAGTGCCATTACCAGCTTCGCTGGTGGTTGTGTCGGTTCGTAGCGTCTTGCTAACGCCACGGACGATATCCCAGACGTTGTGCGTGTATGTTGTGCTTCGAGCTTTGCCCCAAATAAGGTCTGGGGTGAAGTCCAATCCTGTAATGGACCGTGGGGATGTACCGTCCCCTGTCCATAGCAGCGTATTGAAGTATGCCGATCCGTCCTTTATTGTCGGTTCAGAGAGGTTGGCTGTGTTGAGAGATAAGAAGTCGGTCGGTGGCGTATAAGTAAAGCCCCCAGTCTGACCGAAATTTACTGATCCAATCGTCTGTGCAAAGTTGCCATCGTTTCCACCAGCAAAAAACCACACGTCAGATGTACTAATAGTAATGTTGTACATTTCGTTTGTACCAGCAGCCGGATCGCCACTAGCTTGCCAAACAAATGATCCACTTTGATCGTGTCCTGCCCAGATTTTTAACGAAGTACCGTTGCGGTGGACAGCTATTTGAACTGTTTTGCCAGCAGAGGTAACTGAGGTTCCGTATGCAGACCCGCCACCAGCCGTGTTATTACGCTTGTTACCATTAGTAAGATAAAAGCCATAACTTGTCGCGCTGGTTCCGGGTATTTCGTTCGGCGTTGTGTCGTCGCGGCAGACACCCCAAATTGTATATTTGTCGTTAGTGACATTTAAGGTATACTCGTAAACCCATTTTCCTTCAGGAATTGAGATTGTAGCACGCGAGGTGCGACCCACCGCACTTGATATCACCTGCTGCAAGTTTCCATTTGCGTAGGTCGTGTTTGACGTAGGAACAAGTGGATTCAAAGTCGGGTAGTTCACCATCGGCGTATCCAGCATCTGGTCTGTGGTGGTTAGTCCACTGTCGGTAAAGTCATTTCCATTACCCGACTGGTCAGAGCCGTAGTCGCTGCTGTTCGAGAAGTCCAAGTAGAACCCGTTAGTCCCATATGCCCCGGTGTAGGCAATAGGAACCCATACGCCATCATCGTTGGTTTCGCCGAAGGACGATGGGTCTAGTGCAGTGCCATCTACGAAGTTGATCTCCGACATGTAGCCGTCAAAGTAACTTGCCGCTGTGACGTAGCGTCCAATATAGTGGGCAACGGCGGTCCCAAGGGGTGTAACGGCAAGTGTTCCTCCTGTGGTCACAGTCTGCCGCACGTTGTTTACATAGATTTTCCACCGATCCACAGCGGTCAGTGATGTGTCAATCGTAAGGACAATATGATACCATGCGGAGCAGTCCCTAAAGACTGCTGTAGTGGTAATGGATGGGCTTCCCCCGGACGCTCGCGTGAATCGCAGGGTGTCATCCGCTTGGAACCCTATAAAGTACGGGTCAGCATCACTAACGGAAAAGAAATACTGCGACGAAGAGATATTTCCCCGCTTGAGCCACAGCGAGTAAGTACATGTGTTCCCGGTGCCAGTACCCGCTCCCGCGAACGTCTGAGTCGTATACGCCGAGTCGTTGTCATTGAACCTGCAAGACTGGTCGATCTCGTAGCCACCACCAGCAGATGCTGCACCCATTAAAAGATTATTATTAAATACCACTTTATTATTTTACATCCAAGGTTGCTATAGCATGTACACCTGCAGAAGTATACACTATATAATCCAATCTATCAACTGCAGCAGCAGCAGTACTTAAAGTAGGTGCTGTTCCTGCAGCAAATTCCCAATTAGCTCCATAACTTAGTGTTCGTCCTCCAGTACCATCTTGAATTATAAAAGCTGATCCTGTTTGACCCGGTACACAATTAGTAGGATTACCAAGTGCTCTATTTCCTCCTAATTGTACTGCAAAGTTTTGCCCCGTATTAAGGTCTACAGCAATAGTAGCACCATCAGTTAAGCTAACAATATCTGCAACTGCTGCTGTACCAATGTGTAATTGTTTACCTAATAAAGTATCAACTCCTATAGCAACAGCACTTACATAAAAATCTGTTCCTGATACTATACCAGTTAGTGTACCACCAGCTAACGGAAGTCTAGTAGCAATACTTGTTGCCATTGTAGCTGAAAGAGCTACAGCATAGTCACTAACAGAAGTAATTCTGGTATTAGCTGTTCCAATGCTTGTTGCTAAAGCTGCTGATACTGCCGCTAGTTCTGCGTCTGTAGCAAAACCTGAGCCATCACCTATAATACTATTAATAGAAGTAATAGCAGCTAAATTTACTGACGTTAATACTGATACAGCAGCTATGTTTGTGTTTGAATTACTAATACTAGTTGCCATTGTAGCACTTACAGCAGCTAGTTCAGCGTCTGTGACAAAACCTGTACCACCTCCTATAACTGCATTAATAGATGTAATAGCATCAAGATTAGTTTTTGTCAGTACTGATACTGCAGCAACTTCAGTTACATTGGCTGCTGAAACTCCTGCTATAAGAAGTTCATCAGTATCAATATTAGTTGCTGAAACAATACCAAAAGATTGGTTAGGATTTAAAGTAATTGTTCCACTAACAGCAACAGTACTTGCAGAAGTGCCATTTTCTGTTAAAATAATACCTGTACCGCCCGTAAGTTTACTAAAAGTAGCTGTTAAGGCAGACCCATTAAGTAAAAAAACACCATTAATATTTACTGTACTATTACTTAGTTGTAGCGGTGAATTATTTGCATCACCATCTTGTACAGTCTGTAAAGAGCTAGTTAGTCCTACATTACCTGTCCCAACTTGTAGTAGTTGTTTATAAGTATTAGCAATTTGTGTTCCAGTAAGTGATGCCATTATATTGTGTTCCAATAACTGTCTGTGTCTTCCCAAAGCGATGAAGCATTCTGCCAAGCAATATTTCGATCATTATTAAGTTCTGGTCGTGGATTGCGAATTGCTGGATTGTCTCTCACATTAGGTACACGGTTTTGTGGATGGTTCTTTAAATCAAAAGCACCTTCATAATCTGTAGGGCAAATAAGCATACCGTAGCTATTTAATTTCATAACACGATGTGGATATCTAAAACCACATGTATCACATATTGCTAACGCTCTTCTGTTACTTGCCATTATTCCTACACTCTATTTAAATTAGGTATGATACGCAAACTTGCTCTTTCTCTGTCTTCATCCATTGCTCTTGATAGCCGTTCTTCATATTCTGTTTTAAGAAACTGAATACGTCCTCCTTCAACTCCGGGACGTTTCATAGACATGAAATATGATAGTCCTGCCGTAAGGCAAGGTAGAAAACGACGGGATACATCTGCTGTCTGTACGGCAGATTTATTCACATCTTGAGTATACCTTACTTGCTCAATTTTTAAAAGGTCTGTTGTATTTTCTGGGATAGGCCATACGTACATAACAGGATTATCACGATTACGCCTAATAGCGTATTGCGATGGACGGCCTGTTTGACCCTTACGAGGAATTTTAAGATACTCTTCCATTGTAATACGTTCTAGCTGAAGATCAGTATCATCACGATTAAGAACAACTTCTAATACATCAACAATACTATCAGCTAAGTCATAAGCTGTAACACTAGTAGAGACGGATACAGTAGTAGTATTAGTTGTCCATAAAAGAATACCTCTATTTTGCCAATCCTGAAGTAGTAGATTAATTGAACGACGAGCAGACTTAGGTTCATGACCTAGTGTCTGCTCACCACCAATCATTTCTATTGCTTCTTGAATAACTTCATCAATTGATAAGCTAAAATTATATGTACCCGATGTAGTCATATTTTATGTTCCTTTAAGGACGGCGAGCCTTTTTCTTTTGATATTTAGTATCGGAAAAAGTTAGCATAGGTTTATTTGTTATCTTTTTCTTCTTTTTTTTAGGTGGTGGTTTCATTACTTGTTGACTAATATTAGAACGTCCTATAGCCATCTTATGTTTTCTTTCTTTTTATACCACGAACAAACTTTTGACTTTTAGGTGGAGACTTCTTTGAACCTGAAGGCCCAGCCCAAAACAACTTATCTGCCCAATAAGCAGCACTAGTCTTTCCTTTTGCGATATTCTTACCGTGCCTTGCTTTAAAAGATTTACGAGCTTCAGGAGAATAGTTATGTCCCATATTCTGATCACCAAAACGAATAATCTTTACACTACTACCATCTCGTATAGCAACAACACCCTTTTTTGTTGGATGTCCTGTTGTACGCTTCGGTTTGTTTAAACCAGATAGTCCGTACTTTTTAAGTTTATTCTTTTCTGGATCAGTTAAAGCCACAACTACTTTCCTATAAGTGCTTTCACTGCTGCACTACAACGTGTAGAAATACTTTTTAAAATACGAACAACTACATGAATAGGGCAAATTTTACAACTACATTCCATTTTATTATATCCTTTATTTTATTTTTTTTTAATAAAGCCTATTATGTGAACATTTACGACTAGAGGATACCTTACCACCTTTTTTTAATTTCTTACCAGAAGAAGCTGCTTCAGCTACTCTTATATTAGCAGCTTTTTTTGCTTGCTGTGTCCCATTAAACGCATCTACATCTTGTTTATATTTTTTTGCAGCTGCTGCACTTTTTAAATCTCCCGTAAGATCAAAAACATCAGCGCCCATTAAAATATTTTGAGGATCAAAATTAAATCTTTTTCCTTTACCCTTACCAGATATGTTAATAGGATCAAAATGTCTTACTAATGCTCCTTTTTCAAAAAGACCCATAATGTTACCTCATTACCTTTCCACCACCGCGAAGAGCTTTACCCATACCACGACCCATACTTACTTTACCACCAGCCTTATATTGATCAGGTTCTGGATAAGCAGAATCAGAAGAATCAACATCAAGCGTACCAAAGGGCGTTTTAACTTTAGTTTTACGACCTTTCATGTCTGAAAAATATTCTCCAATAGTCTCTACTTTATCTTTAGCTACCTTTGTAGCAGCTTTAGGAGCTGGAGCTGCAATAATCTTTTGACGTTTTTCTACAACTATAGGAGCTTTAGTAACTTTAGGAGCTGAAGGCGTGGGAGGAGTGGCACTTTTAACTGGAGGGCGTTTAGGTCTTGGTTTAGGAACTGGAGCTACTTTTGCATCTTTATCTTTTCCCATACCTTTAATTGCAGCAGCACCTACTACGCCAGTAGCGACAGTGTTACGGATGTTCGCAGCATCTCTTATGTTTGCTTTTGAAAGAACTGTGGAAGCTGTTCCTTTTCCTACTGGTGCTGGATATTTTACAACTTTTGCTCCTGAAGGAGTTTTTTTTGTGGCACCAATAAGAGCTTTAAATGTAGCACGGGCAGAAGCCATTGCAGCAGGAGCGCCTGATATCATTTTAGTTCCAAGAGATATTACTCTAGCAGCAGGTATACCTAAAGAAATGGCAGCAGCTATATTTTCCCTTGCCGCCTTAGAAGCAGGAGTTTGTGTGCGTTTCTCAATTTCTTCTAAAGACTTATCTATTTTTTTCTTCATTCCTTGTGGGTATAAACGACCACGTGAAGGATGTGGAGGACTTTTCGATCCATTACGTTTATGTCTACGTAGTACGTCTGCCATTTTAATATCCTTTTATATTAGTATAAACTATTGTGTGAGCATTTGTATTTTGACGAAGAAGATACTTTTCCGCCAGCCATATACTTCTTTTTCCTAAGCAGTTCTTCTCCTTCCATTTGCTCTTCAAGCCTTTGAATACTTTTCAGTGTTTCTTTAATAGGTGGCGTTTTTGATTTAGTGTTTTTCTTTTTTGATTTA